CATTTGGTTATTGAAGATCCAATTACCAAACTGACCATGCGCACACCGTGCAACCGTTATACCAGTTCGCAACTTCGTCTTCAGAAAATCTTGCTGGAGATGTATAGCAAGGTTACCGGTTCGCGCCTGACCAACTTCTTCCTTGTTGACGGTAAATTTAAGCGTCAATGCAAAGACGCCTTTGGTTACCAAGACGGCGGGTTCGAACCAGCCTGGAAGTCTTACCAGAAGGAAAAAGTGTTTTTCCTTGAGAACAATGGCGGTTACAATTCCAGGTTCTTGGTTCCTGGTGGCCGTAACCTCCAGACGAAAGAGGACACGATCCAGACGACCTCTTACGATAAGAAGTCTCTTACCAAGGCGTTCGGTGCGTACCAAGCGGAGAAGCGTTCCAATCGCTTCCTAATGACCCGTATGGCCAAGGTGTTTGCCTAAGTTGTTGAATTGGTTAACAAAAAATAATTGTAAAAAACCAAAGAAATAGCTTGACTTTACCCTAGGTTTTTGCTATCCTATGTATATTGATGATGATGAAAAAGGTGATTATATTATGATGAGTAAAGAAAACCGCGAGGCGCTGGTTAATGCCCTCTCTGCTAAGAATCCTTCGGGGTTCTTCACTAACGGTGTCATTACCCAGGTCTCTAAAGACCTTGGTTTTGGCACTCCTTCTTGGATTCTCACTGACGACCAATACAAGATTGGTCGCGGTAAGTTCAACCTCTTGCCTCTGTTCTCCGCCCAGGTGTTGCAGATGCCCCGCCCGGCAGCGAACCTGCCCGTTTCCGCGGCACCTGTTGCGCCTCGGGTTTTTACCCAACCGGTTCTTGAAACCAAGGTTGAAAATCTGGTGCCTGAGGTCGATAACACCTACGTACCGTTTGGATTCTACAATGACCTGAAAAAGATTGTACAGTCCAATATGTTCTATCCTGTGTTCATTACCGGACTTTCGGGTAACGGTAAGACGACCATGGTCGAACAGATTTGCGCCAAGATCAAGCGCGAGGCTCTCCGTGTCAATATCAGCATTGAGACTGACGAGGACGACCTAGTGGGTGGTAATACGCTGGTGGACGGCAACGTGGTCTTCCGTGAAGGTCCCGTTATCACCGCCATGAAGCGTGGTGCCGTCCTCATCCTTGACGAGGTTGACCGTGGTTCCAACAAGTTGATGTGTCTACAGGCGATCCTAGAGGGTAAGCCTTTCTACAATAAGAAGACTGGTGAGACCGTCTTCCCTGCGCCTGGGTTCACCGTGGTGGCAACTGCAAACACCAAAGGTCGTGGTTCAGATGACGGTAAGTTTATGTCCGCTCAAATTCTGGACGATGCCTTCCTTGAACGGTTCGCGATTACCATTGAGCAAGAGTATCCGTCCGCTTCGGTTGAGCGCAAGATTGTGGTCAACAAGATGGAACGTGACGGGTGTGTGGACGAAGAGTTTGCCGACAACCTTGTGTCATGGGCAGAAATCATCCGTAAGACCTACTTCACGGGTGGTGTGGACGAACTTATCTCCACTCGCCGTCTAGAACACATTGTCAAGGCCTTCTCGGTCTTCGGTGACCGTGCCAAGGCAATCGAACTTTGTGTTAGCCGGTTTGATACCGATACCAAGACGGCCTTTCTTGACCTATATAGTAAGGTAGATGCCAAGATTGACCCATCACAAATCGTTGTGGGTGAACCTGTGTATGAAGAACCTAAGGACGGTGATCCCGACTTCTAATAAGGAAAGAAATTAGATGATACATTGGAGATTAGAACGATCACGTAAAGCATACGGAGTTATTCTCCCACTCTTGACGCTCGTCGCCATCTACTCCGCTTTTCATCTAAGCAGTACCCTGTTATGGGGTACTGTTTTTTTCAGTTTTTTGTATTGGGTAATTGGTCTTACCGTAGGTATGCACCGTCTTTTTGCCCACAAATCTTTCAGTGTTCATCCTTGGTTGAGAAAAGTATTGCTGTGGGTTAGTTGTCAGACGCTACAGGGGTCACCTATTTTTTGGGCGGCCGTACACCGTGGCAGGCATCATGCGCACACCGATACAGATTTAGACCTTCATTCGCCCATACACGGCCGGTGGAGTGCATTCATAGGATGGACTTTTCCCGAGGATGAACATGTTTGGTTACTTCGCGAATACGTAAAAACTAGAAAAACATTTGAAGATAAGTTTGCCCATACCTCTCAAGAATATTACACTCATATAGTTATAGCAAATCTTTTAATTGTTGCTTTAGTTTCGTTTTTGTTTTTTGGTAATTTTCATCTAGTTTTGGCCAGTCTTAATGGATCTTTTTATGCTTTGATCATGACCGGCCTGATTAACATCTTTGGTCACACGCCGATTAAAGGCATCACCTATAAACATCCAGAATTTGATCTAAAAAATAATGCGGTGAATAATCCGGTGTTAGGAATTATTTCCTGCGGTGAGGCTTTTCATCAGAACCATCATGCTAAACCCATGGCGACAAATTTTGGAATGCGCTGGTATGAATTTGATCTTGCCTATTATATTGTGGAATTAATTCGAAATGATAGAAAGAATTGACAGCACAACACCTATAGAAAAAATTATAGGTTACTGTAACGCATCACTGAATGACGAAAGACCTGGCGCGGTTAATATGGACCCTGTAGACTGGGAAAATAAACCTCATACATTTTTGTACTGCTTGTATAAAGAGAAACGATATGACTTGCCAAGAGGTGCCTATTTCGTTTACACTGAGGACAATAAAGTGGTTATGGGCGAAGGGTTTTCAACGTGGGATATGAATTCTTCTGTTGCCTTATTCTGTTCCAGAGCATATACTGTACCGGAGTTTCAGTCACATAGGTCTGCAAGAATGAGAAATGCTTTGACTGCGGTTTGTGGTGACCTTGCGTTTGAAAATGGATTCAAATCATTTTTAATAACCACAAATGTATATAATAAGCGTATCTTAGAGCGTGTTCTTTTCTTCTCTAACACTGAAGTAAGTAATACAAAGAAAGACGGGCTAAGATATCGAAAGAATGAAACGCATTATTTTTACTGGCCGTTTACGTTGTTTGATAGGCTTGTTATGATTAATCAGACAAAACAATGGGTACTTTACCACGCTTTTATTGAAGATGAAAAATATAATGAGGAATTAAAACAATGCTTGACAACCAACGCCATATAGCGTATAGTGATAACTGTGAACTTAACTTTGAGGTGAATTAAATATGAAAATTAGTAATGCGACACTTGCAATTCTTAAGAATTATGCATCCATTAATTCGAACATTCTTATCCGTGAGGGTAATGTTCTAGCGACAGTGAGTGCTGGTAAGAACATTCTTTCCCGTTCAACAGTCTTTGAGACCTTCCCTAGGGAATTTGCCATCTATGACCTGAATAGTTTTCTTGCTACTCTGTCTTTGATGGACGATCAAGATGTTGAATTTGGTGACTCCAGTCTGACCATCAAGAAGGACTCTGCTCAGTTTGAGTACTTCTATGCCGATCCTTCGGTGGTTGTTGCTGCACCCGATAAGACTCTAGAGATTGATCCTTTTTATTCTTTTGAGTTGAACTCCAACGACCTCAACATGATCATGCGGTCTGCTGGCATTGTTGAGGCACCCACACTCTCCATCGTCTCTCTCAATCAGATTGTCACGATGACCGTTGGTGATCCTGGTAATTCTAAGAGCAATTCGTACAAGAAGAATATCTCCGCAAAGGCGCCGGTTTCGGCAACTAAGCCAGCCTCAAAGAAGGAGTATGCATACTCTAGTCAGGATATTCCAGACTTTATCTGCCGACTCAAGATCGAAAACATTAAGGTTATTCCTGATACGTATCAGGTATCTCTTGGTAAGAAGAAGGCAATCCATCTAAATAATGGTACAAAGAAGATTGATTACTGGCTAGCCATGGAACCTTCATCGATTGTTCCTGCCTAAAGAATTGCGGGGTTGGTATAGAGGTTGTGCCTCAGGTTTCCAATCTGAAGAGGTAGGTTCAAGTCCTACACCCCGCTCCATATTTAATTGTAGAGGTGAAGAATGAGTAACGTTATTATCCCAACATCGCCAGTAGATCGTCAAAAGATTTATGATGGTATTAAAGAAATTTCCAATTCAATTACCAGAGTTGATGGTGAGAGAGACCTTGTAAAGGAAATTCTTACTAAACTTGAAACTGAGGTTGGTCTTCCTAAGAAGTATGCCCGCAAGTTGGCAAAAGTTTACCACAAGCAGAACATCGCTGAGGTTTCCCAAGAAGCAACTGATCTAGAGGATTTGTATCAATCTATTGTTAAGTGATGTGTTTTTTAATTTATATTATGGGTGATTATTATGGAAATGAAGAGAGAACAATTTTTGTGGGTCGAAAAGTATCGACCGCAGAAACTTGATGATTGTATTTTACCTGATGCGCAACTAAACACCTTTAAACAGTTTGTTGCCTCCAATGAAATACCTAACATGCTATTGTGTGGCTCTGCCGGTGTCGGCAAGACCACAGTAGCACGTGCTATCTGCGAAGAACTTGGTTGTGATTATATCGTTATCAACGGTTCTGAGGAATCTGGTATTGATGTTCTGCGTACTAAGATTCGAAACTTTGCATCGTCTGTATCTTTTGGTGGTAAGACCAAGATCGTTATCATTGACGAGGCAGACTATCTAAATCCTAACTCCACACAACCTGCTTTGCGCGGCTTCATTGAAGAGTTCTCGCAAAATTGCAGGTTTATTTTTACGTGTAACTTCAAGAACCGTATCATTGCACCATTGCATAGTCGTACTGCGGTTATTGAATTCAAGTTGACCAAGGCAGACCGGCCCAAGATGGCTGGTCGCTTCATGGTTAGACTTAAGGATATTCTTGAGTCTGAGGGTGTAGAGTATGACGAATTGGTGGTTGCTGAGGTGCTTAAGAAGCATTTCCCAGACTATCGCCGTGTGCTGAACGAACTCCAGCGGTACAGTGCTGGTGGTAAGATCGACTCTGGTGTTCTTGCTGTGGCACAAGATATGAACGTCAAGGTATTGCTTGACACTCTCAAGGAGAAGGATTGGCAGAAGATGCGTCAGTGGGTTGTTGACAATTCTGACAACGATCCTAATCTTATCTTCCGTAAGATTTATGATAGTCTTGCTGACATTAAGAGTGCCAGTATTCCCAAGTTGGTACTGATTCTTGCTGACTACCAGTACAAGTCTGCCTTCGTGGTCAATCATGAGATCAATCTGGTTGCCTGTTTAACCGAGGTTATGGCGACAGTTGAGTTTAAGTAATGTCAATTCTGGAAGGTCTAGGCGACCCAGTTAAGCAATACGAAGAGGGAGATTTCAAGGAGGTCAAAAAGAGCATCAGCCCCTTTGACTTCATCAATGATATCCATCACAACAAACTCAATCTAATAGTTGATGACTGGAGCGAAAAACAGTACAACCCATTCATCGTAAACAAGGGTCTGAGTTACGGTTCCGATACCGTTATTCAGGCCAATGAGATGAACTCCAGGGCCCATCTGGATAAGTCTTTGCAAAATGCATTTCTTATAAATACAATTAGACCTCGCAAACGTTTTAACAAATGGTTGAAGAGTGAATCTGATGTGTTTGTAGAATATGTAAAGGAATATTATGGGTATAGTAATGAGAAGGCCAAATCTGCCCTTACAATTCTCACCGACAATCAAAAAGAATATATAAAAAAGAGATTGTATAAAGGTGGTAAATTATGACAGAAGATTTTTTCCGTATTGATTTCCCAGGCTACGTGCCTTTGGAAATTAAACTAAAGACTCCTGATGACTTTTTAAAGGTCCGAGAGACGCTTTCCCGTATCGGTGTTGCATCGCGCAAGGACAATACGCTTTACCAGTCTTGCCATATTTTACACAAGCAGGGTCGATACTTCATTACACACTTTAAAGAGTTGTTTGCCCTAGACGGTAAGGCAGCAGACTTCAGTGAGAATGACCTTCAGAGGCGCAATACGATTGCTAAACTTCTGAATGATTGGGGATTGATAGTTGTTCTCAATCCGGAGCTACACCAAGATTGCGCTTCTCTAAACCAGATTAAGGTTATTTCCCATAAAGAAAAGGGTGAGTGGAACCTGGTGCAGAAATATAATATCGGTAGTAGAAAAAAGTAATTAGTACTTGACATTCCGCTTGAGAGGTGTTATATATAGTATGTACTGTGCCGATCTTGGGCAGTACATAACTTAAACTTAACCTTGCTTAAATGGAGGAATTTATGAATATCAAGTTCGATACTAATCTACTATCCCGCCCTGAACAGTTTGACCCATTCTTTATTGGTCATCACAAGTTGTTTCAGAAACTCAATGAGTTTAATTCTCAGGCCAGATCGACAGTAAATTACCCACCCTATAACATTCGCAAAGTTGATGAAGATAATTTCATCATTGACATTGCGCTTGCTGGCTGGCTGGTTGAAGACCTGGATGTCTCTCTTAAGGAGGGAGTTCTGACAGTAGGAGGTAGTCAAGAAAAGACCGAAGGTGAGTACCTGTACAAGGGTATTTCTAACCGAGATTTCTCGCGTGAGTTCACTCTCGCAGAAACGGTTTATGTTGAAGAAGTGAATTTTGTTAATGGTGTTCTTTCGGTATTACTTAAGAATGTAATTCCCGAGGAAAAGAAACCTAAGAAGTTTGACATTAATGGTGTGAAAACAAAGTCTTCAAAGAAGACACTTTTGAATGAGTAAATGAAAAGAGGGTGCTATGTCCAATGTACGTTGTGTGAAATTAATTACTGGTGAAGATGTTGTTGCCGAAATCTCCGAAGATGAAGTCAATAACCTTGTAGTCTTGAAGAAACCCTGTATAATCATGATGGTTCCGCAAGGAAACAACCAATACGGCATTGCCATGGCACCCTATCTTCCGTTTGCGAAGAATGCCACCGTTCCCATTCGCGCTGGTGCTATCACCTCAATCTATGAGCCTGATACTGAGTTGCTGAACGAATATAATACCAGGTTTGGATCAGGCATCGTTGTCCCGCCTAAGGGTTTAGTAATTTAGCATCTAGATATGCTCTCAATTGATCCATATCCACTTTAGTATCAATTGTAAAATCTCTTTTCTTTAGTCGAAAGAGAGACCTGTTGGGCCATTTAAGATTGTGCGTAGCATCAAATGCCTCCATTTCTTTGGAGGTTATTGTTTTTGATGCTTCGATACCACCCTCTTCCCATATAACAAGATGGTTATTATCTCCGCTTTTTACTAAAGTAAAAATGCCGGGTAAAATTGAGTTGTCTTCAGATAGTCGGCCTTCGTGGTAGAAACCATCTTCTTCTAATCGCAGTTTGTCACCTAAAAGTTTTTCAGTTTTAAATAAATTGCAGTTGACGACCGTCTTATCTTTCACAATGTTGACAGTGTAAAAGTTATCTGGCATTACACCCAAATAATGAGGTCGAAAAACATATTCAGAATCGACATAATTTACCAGCAGAGGTACGGCGATGTCCATAGAACCAAAATGTGATATGAATTTTATATTGTATTGCTTACAGAGTTCTATAAAATATTCTGGTACAGTGAAACCGCTCATGGAAATTGTTAGCGTTTCCGTAAAAGGTTCTTTTATATAATTTAAAAAATCCTCCAAATCAAATACGTTTTTGAATGCCAGGTGAGTTAATTTAAATTCTTCCGCATAATGAGCGGTAAACCTCATTGTTGCTTTTGAAGTATTGACATTGACATGAAAATCGGCTGTCATTAGCGCCGGGAAAAACTCACACACCGCACTACTGCCATGATGCATGTTTCTCGCGTGACCCACTCTAGATGTTTTATCGTAATTAAATATTTTAATATTTCTATTTGTCCACTCAAAAACTTCTCTGTGTGACCAAGTGACCAACTTCGATTGTTCGGTAGTACCACTTGTTGAGGTCATTATTAAAATATCATCAGGTAAAGGTTTTTCGTGTTCAAAATTAAGATTTGCGTTCTGAGGAATTAAATCTATTTCTTCCGAGGTCAATATTTTTTTTGAATACCGCTCAACCATAGCTTCATGTGCAGAATGTTTGTGTTGTGCCGTTTGTGGTTCAACAATAGCAAAATCTGCCGGTCCAAACAATGCCAATTTTGTTTTGTGTATGGTATCGAAAGAAACTGGTTGATTAAGCGTGATTAATTTTAATCCTAATTCCGCCACAGCAAAAACCATACAGACATAATCAAACTTGACTTCAAAGGTGCTAATTGTTACAATTTGGCCTCGTCTGGCTCCATATCTCTCATGAAGAATCCATTTCCACTTATCAATGCAATTATAAAAATCATTAATGTAATGGTCTTGAAAATCGGACTTAAATACAATGTCAGTATTAATTATTTTTCTATTAATTAGCATTTATGAAACTCACTTAAGTCTTGACAAATCATGTGGATTGATGTACTATAACATATATATTTAGTGAGGTCGGAATGAATTTTTATACGTTTGCACAACATTATGGAAGTAAGATACTCGTTAGGGGTGTCTACAACGGCAAACGTTATACTCGTCGGGCCGACTTCAAACCCGTGTTGTATGTCAAGTCAAAAGAACAAACACCATACAAGTCTTTGTATGGTGAATTTGTTGCGCCTGTAGAGTTTGAAGACAACACTGCCGCCAAGCAATTTGTCCAAACATATTCAAACGTTGACAATTTTCCTATTTTTGGTCAGACGCATTACGGGTATCAGTTTCTCGGCCGTATGTTCCCGAAAGATATCGAATGGGATATCTCACAGGTTCTAACATACACTATCGACATTGAAACATCCGCTGAGAACGGATTCCCAAATGTTGATGATCCTAATGAGTCAATGCTTCTCATCACGATCAAAAATCTCCAGACAAAAAAGATTTACACGTGGGGATGTGGTGAGTTTACCGCTGCCGGTTCCGAGCATGTCGGCGATAAAGATGTAAAGTACTATCGCTGCAAGGACGAAGCAGACCTTCTACAACGTTTCATTGATTTCTGGTGTTCTGATTATCCCGATGTAATTACAGGTTGGAATATTAATTTCTTTGACATTCCCTATCTGCTTGCGCGGGTTGGCCGTGTTCTTGGTGATGACGCCAAGAAGAAGTTCAGCCCTTGGGGTTTGGTACGTAAATCAGACAAGACGATTAATGGTAGATCGGTAACAATTTATGACATTACTGGTGTTGAACAGTTGGATTATCTTGACCTTTACAAGAAATTTACCTATGCAAACCAAGAATCGTATAAACTAGATTTCATTGCTGAGGCCGAACTTGGTAGAAAGAAACTAGAAACCGGTTATGATACATTTAAAGAATTGTATGATAATGACTGGCAACTATTTACCGAATACAACATCATCGACGTTGATCTAGTTGACGAACTGGAAGATAAGATGAAACTTATCGAACTTGCTTTGACTATGGCCTTCGACGCCAAGTG